GTTTGGATTGTTAAATCTTTCATTATTTGAAGACCCCTACTTGATTCTGAAGCAATAACCTATATATGTAAATAAGTATATGTATGATTGTGGTGTTTTTTATGCGTTTTTGTATTTGATAAGCTCTATTTAATTATTTATAATAGTGTATTGTAATACATTAATAAAATATATCAAATAAGGCAAATCTAGGCGACCTGATAGACTTAAATTAATTTTAAATGTATTGACATACAAGGCATAAAAAAAACCGCTCTAAGGCAGTTTTAAATGGTTTATAAGGTTTAGTATTGTTTAATGTTCTTTCATTGGGTGCAATTAATACATTTATACTAGCTTAAGTGATTGGATTAGGCACAAAAAAAACCCTCACATCTCTGCAAGGGCTTTAATTAATTAAGTTTAATTTATTTTAATTATTATTATTTTAGTTTAGTTAATTAGTTTAATCAAAATTTTACCATTCGTAAACATTAGAATTAACTTGTTTAAATTGATAAGATTTTACAAAATTTGCATTTTTTTGGGCTTCTTTAAATTCCTTATAAATATCATTATAGAAACCGTCAAAACAGGGATTATTTAAATCCTCATTTTTACCTATAGATAATCTAGTAAATTGATGTGGGGTTCTATATGTGGTTTCATTTGTATAAAAAAAGCATTGGTTTTTATTCCAATATTCATTTAAAAGCTCTTTATATTCTTTTGTTTGGTTTGCGTTAAATATACCCTTAACATTATGAACTTCTATTGTTTTATAGGTATCGCAAATATGTCTGTATTTACCTTTAATAGTAATAAATCTAATTGTATTAATTCCTTTTTTTCTGTTCTCGGTTTCTATTGCTTTTTTTTGTGTATCTATTCTCCATAATTCTGCCCATTCTTCCTTACTGCTAAATTCGTTAATAGGAGGAAGTATTAAATCCATAGATCGTAAATTGTTTTGATTTTCCATAGTTTTATTTTATTGGTTAATTTTTATATGTCTTTGTAGCTTGTGTAATTTATTCGAGCCAACTAAATAGAAATAGTATAATTCAATATTTAATCGTCTTGAATCTGAGACACCTAAATAATAAACTGGATTTTCTTTTGCAAGTTGCTTGAATTCTTCTAAAGTTAAAAGGCTGTTAAAAGGTCTGCGAGTAGTTTTAACCTTTTTAGATATATTACAAGTAATAATCTTTATTTGTTCGTCTAGGGCGAATTTTACCGCCTCACCTAATTTGTCAAAATGATAAACACAAATGACAAAATATTTAAACCACTTTAAAAACGGTATTAAATGCTTTGATTGTTTTTGTGTAATCGTGTAGAATGGTTTTTCTTGATTTTTCATAATTAAAAATTTTGGATTATAAATGATTCACTTGATTCAATATAAATTACTGTAGTTTCGTTTTCTATATCTTCAAGGTTTTTGTATTCATTGCTGAAAGCGTTTTGAAAATCTTTTAAGTTTTCAAATTCTGAAAATTCACAACACAAAGCAATTACATCTAATTCTAGTTGTTCGCTTGTTTCTTCTTCGTATTGTTCTAAATATTCAAATAGGGCTTGTTTACCTTTATAAGTAAATTGATTTTCTCGCCCCATATGTATAAAGGCTCTTTCAAAATCGTAAAAATTAATTATTTTTTTCATCTTGGTTTGTTTTTTTGGTTAGTTGTTAAATACTTGTTGAATTAAATCTTTTATTAAATCGTTTTCACTTTCTCCATTTTCGCAAGTACATTCATTTTCGACATAAGCAATAATATTTTTTACTATGTTTTTTTTGCTTGTGTAATTTGCTTCGAATTTAAAGTGAGATAAGGTTTCAGGATCCCAATAAAATTTGTTGTGTGCATTCATCTTGTTTTGGTTTAGATTAATAATAAAGCAAATATATACTAATTAAGTTATAAACACAAATCAACAAAGGAACACGCCCACGCATATACAAAATTTAATTAATTAAACCAAATAATTGTAAAAAATTAACATATATAATAATATACATATATAATTGTTGCTTCCCTCCTACCCTATCGTATATAATAATCTATATATGTAATTTCCTGGGTATTTAAAAAATCTCAAGCTGAAATAGTCGGCTAAGAAAGGGGGTCGGAATTAAAGCGTATTAATAAAACCCTGGGCAATTATAATTAGATTTGTTTTATTGGATTTATTTTTTTAGATTTGTTAACATCAATTAAAATAAACCAAAAAATTATATTATGACTACAACAGAAATTGAACTGACAAGAAGATTAGAATTAATGATTGAAACGGCTTGGAATCTTAATTTTGAAAATCAATGTAAACACATTAGTGTCTATTTTAAACATTTTCCGTTAAAAGGTTATTCTACTGATTTACCTGAGATTAGATTTATTGTATTCTTTAAAAATGGTTACAGCCAAAAGAGAAAATCTTGTCCAGATAATTTTATTGAAATGATTGATTGTATATCAGATAAGATGTATAAGCAAGTCATAGGAGCTAGGGTGTAAAATGAAATCTTCATTTTTAACCTTTTCTGAAATATAAAAAACATACCACCCCACCTATTTATTAATTAAAAACAAAAAAAAACTATGCAAGGACATTGGAAAAAACAATTTAACTATGATTATTTAGGATCGTATTCATTAGATGGAAAGCGAGAACTAACAGTTACAATAACTAAGTTAGACACCGATAAGGTGACAGGACAACAAGGTAGAAAAGAAGATTGCTTTGTTGTATTCTTTAAGGAGTTTGACAAGCCTATGATACTTAATCGAACTAATGCTAAAGCAATAGAGAAAGTTGCAGGTAGTGGTTTAATACAAGATTGGGTAGGCAAACAAGTAACTCTTTATGTAGAAAGTGGTGTTAAGGCATTTGGTGAAGTTGTAGATGCTTTAAGAGTGCGAGATAAAAAGCCAAGTAAGCAATCTATGAGTAACGAAATTTATGATCAAATGGAATTTGCAATTAGTGAAGGTAAAGGAAAGCAAGTTGAAATGGCTATGAGTAAATATATTATGACTAAATCTCAAGAAGCTGAATTACTAAAACAAATTACAAAATGATGTTGCTAATGGTAATTGCTTGGATACTATTTAAGGCATCAGCTCCTTGGTATGTGTGGTCAACTTTTATAGTACACATTATAGGTTGTGTTGTAACAGGTATATCAGACACAGATAAATTCAATAGATTAATTGATAAACTTAAATAGAAATGAAACAATTTGCTACAGACGAAGAATACTATGGTGACTGGAATTATGTCACAAACTCACAATTAGGTTATATAAAGAAAGGTTGGGAGTATTATGAAATGATGAAACACGGTGGTAAAATAGATGGCGCTGCGTTAAGATTTGGTAATTTGCTTCACACATTAATATTAGAGCCTAAAGAATACCAAAACAAGTTTATTGTATTTAATAAAGAGGATAGACCAGAACCCACTAAAACGATGATTAGCAAGTTAAATCGTGGTTGGAAGCAACGAGTAGAGTTTGATGCTAAGAATAGTGGTAAGATATTACTTACTATGGATCAGTATCTCTTGGGTTTAAATTTAAGAGATAAACTTACGAGTGTGCCTGAGGTTAGTAAGATTCTTAAAAACTCTGAGAAAGAAGTACCAAAGTGTTGGGTAGACTTTAATACTATGGTAGACTGTAAGGGTAAAGCCGATATAGTTGTAGATGGAGGTGATATGTTAGTTGATATTAAAACCACTTCTAAGCCTGTTACAGAGTTTATAAAGAGTGCTTATAGGTATAACTATCACAGACAAGCTGCGTTCTATTTAGATGGATTTGGTGCAAAAGAATTTATGTTTATTGTAATAGAAACACAAGCACCTTTTCAAGTTGGTATATTTAGATGTACTGATAATTTTATTGAACAAGGTCGAGAGGAGTACATCTCGTTATTAGAATTGTACAAAGAACCTAAGAATAAAAATATAATATATGGAGAATTATGAAAATAGAATCTACAGATAAAGGTAGGCTTAGATTAAATGAATGTGTGCCTATTATATGTACATTTTTTGCTGTGACACCACAGGAGTTGTTAAGTAAAACCAGGTTGCGTAAAGTAGTTAATGCAAGACATTCATTAAGATATTTTATGTCATTTACAGGAGATTTAACTTTAGCAGAGATAGGCACTTTAACTAATGGAGACCACTCTAGTGTTTCACATTCTATAAAGATGTTTAATATATTTAAGGATCAAGAAACAAAGTTTAATGACTTTAACAAATATATTACTAGAGATAAAAATTATACAAGTAAAATGAGTTTATATAAGTTAGATAAACAACTTAGAAAAACAGATTCATATAGAAATTTAACTTTAGGAGGTAAAATAGATTTTATTAAAAATTTTATAGAATGGAAAGTAACTACAACTAATGGATATAAATAGAATAGATGTTTGTCACGAAACTATTATTGAGGACACAGTAGAAGCTCTTGTAGTTTCTATAGAAGATTTAGATGGTGTTGAAGCTAGAACCAGGGTTCACTTAAATTACAAAGAAGAAGAAAGTGATTTAGTAGATTTATGTGTAATGGAGATGATGGGCAATGATAAACTAAAAGAGTTTTTTTTTAAGGTAGTTGACCTGTACTATGAACAGGATTTATAATTAATAAATAATAACAAAATGAGTGAATTAAAATTAAGTGGTGAGATTATTTCTGTCTCTGAAATCCAAAATGGAACTTCTAAATCAGGAAACGAATGGAAGAAGTTAGGTTTTTCTGTCACAACTGGCGGTGATTATCCTAAAACCTGTTACTTTACTGTCTTTGGTCAGGAAAAGGTAGACAACTTTATGAAGTACAATAAGGTTGGGCAAAGTGTTGATGTATCATTTAACATTGAGTCAAGAGAGTACAATGAACGATGGTACACCGACTTAAATGCTTGGAAGGTGTTTACCGTTAAAGAAGGTCAAGTAGCCTCTACAACTTCTGTTGAGGATGACTTACCGTTTTAAATAATTAAAAGAGGCGAGGGTAACTAGCAGTCAAACTCTTGTAATCTCATACTGCTTATCCATAGATAATAAGAAAAGAGAGCCTCTTTTTAAATAAAACTAAATGAATAAAAAATTAGTAGAAAAAGATACTTTTGTAATGGTTTTTGGATTTACTTATCCTGTAGTATATCATTATAAAAATAAATATATTAGAAAAACTTACTCACTACAAAAACCAAATCAAAACTTTACAACACATAAATAACCAAAACAAATTTATATGACTATGGCTAAAAGATTTACAGACACAACTAAATGGAACGAGGATTGGTTTCTTGACCTTTCTATTTCTAACAAATTATTTTGGATTTACATTTGCGATAATGTTGATCACGCAGGTATATTTAAACCGAACAAAAGATTGTTTGAGTTACTTGTAGGTGACAAGGTTAATATAAAAGACTTTCTTAATATAATTAATGGTGAAAAGGAAAGAATTAAAATATTAGAAAATGGCAGATGGTATCTAACTAAATTTATAGAGTTTCAGTATGGCTCAAAATTAAACCCTAACAATAGAGTACACAAGTCTATACTAAAATTGCTTGATACTAATAATGTTAACTACATTATAGATGATGAATATAAAGTAGATAATAGTGTCGAGGGTGTAGGCACTTTATCACAGCCCAATAATATTAAAGAAGTTCAAGATTATTTTGTTGAAAAATTAAGCAACAAAAAGGAAGGTCAGCGTTTTTACTATTTTTATGAGAGTAAAGGTTGGAAAGTTGGTAATGCTAAAATGAAGAACTGGAAAATGGCAGCTTCAGGTTGGATTGCAAGGAACACAAAAGATGTACCTGATGCAAGTTATTTAGACAGCCAACTTAAAAATATGCAATAAGATGGCTATTTCTTGCAAAGTAGAACCTGAGTTAGATGTAATTAATTATTGTCTTGATAAGTACAAGAACGGTTACACTAAGGGTTTAAGTACAGGTATTACACCTTTAGACAGACACTATACATTTAGAAAGGGTGAACTAACTATAATGACAGGGTTTGCCAATATTGGTAAAACTACTACACAACTTTTTCTTATGATAATGACATCCAAATTATATGGTTGGAAGTGGTTAATGTATTGTCCAGAAAATGAACCAGTAGGTGATTTGATGATTGATATTGCTGAGATGTATTGTGGTAAGACAGCCGACAAAGATTTTAAAGATAGAATAGATCACTATGAGTTCTTACAAGCTATTTCTTGGGCTTACCAACATTTTACTGTGCTTACATTTAGTGAGACACCTACAGTAGAAATCTTGTTAGATGCTTGTGAAATTTATATTAAGAAGAATAAAGTTGATGGAGTTTCTTTAGACCCTCTTAATGATTTACGAGCCACTTCTAATAGAAACAAGTACGATTACTACTATGATGCTTTAAGTAACATAAGAAGGTTTGTAAAGAGGCACAACTTAGCATTTTATTTAGTTGTACATCCAGGTACTGCGGCTAACAGATTAAGAAATGATGATGGTACTCGTAAAGCACCTAATATGAGTGATGTAGAATATGGCTCAATGTTTGGGAATCGAGCCGACAACTTTATTGTTTTTCATCGTAATCCACAAAGTGAGCAATGGAATCAAACAGAAATTCACATACAAAAGGTTAAGTTTCAAAAGTTAGTAGGCGTTCCTACACCAGAGGCTACACCTATTTGTTTGTTTTATTCATATAAAATGCGTAGATTCAGGTACTTAAATGAGAATGGTACGCTAATAGACCCTATACAAGAAACTATAAAGAAAACACCAACTAACGCAATGTTTTAAGTTATGAATATATTACAAGAAATAATTGAAGATTATTATGACCAAGAATTTATTAAAGCTGATGGTTTAGATGACGCAGTTATTGGCGTGTGTTACAACTCACAAAGGCTTATATATTCTTACAAGGCTTGTTTAGATATACTTATATCTGAAGGTATGGATGAGGGAGATGCTATGGAACACCTTAATTTTAATACTATGGGTGCGTATGTAGGAGATAAAACACCAATATGGTGTATGGATAATTATAGTGAGTAAGCTACTTGAACGCTGCAATTATGTGTTTGGTTAGGGGGAAGTTTAAGATTTGGTCGTCTATGCGTCTCCCTAATCTTTTGTTAATAAATTAAAGTGAAAACAGTTAATTCTTTAAGTGGTGGCAAATCATCAAGCTACATAGCCTTAAACTATCCTGCTAACTACAATGTATTTAGTTTAGTTAGAACCAATGATAAATCTTGTTTATATCCTGACTCTAAAGTAAGACAGATAGTATCGGATAAAATAGGGTGCGAGTTTATAGGTACAACAGAGCAAGACGCTATCATTAAAATTATGTTACAACTTTCTGAAAAGATAGACATTGATTGGGTTACTGGAGAAACATTTGAAGATGTTATTGATTTCAAAGGTGGTTATCTACCTAATTTAATGGTTAGGTTTTGTACTACCCACCTAAAGATGTTACCTATATTTGACTATTGGAAAAAAAATATTAATGAAGTTTGCGATATGAGGATAGGTTTTAGAAAAGGAGAAGAACGCAGACAAAACAATATGTTAAATAAATTAAATGAGAATGGTAACGAAGAAATTAAAGTAATTGTAGGTAAAGCAGGTACTCGTAATAAATGGGGTATGGTAGAATGGAGAAAACCTAGTTTTCCTTTAATTGATAATGGTATAGATAATAGAGCAATACAAGAATACTGGAATAAAAATAATGATATAGACTTTCCTAAAGGTTACTACAATAATTGTGTGGGGTGCTTTCACAGAAGTCCAATGTTTTTAAATAAGATGAGTCAAGAACATCCTAATAAAATTGAGTGGTTTGCAAAAATGGAAGAAGTAAATGCACCTAACACATTTAGAAAAGATGTAACCTACAAAGAAATTCAACAATACAATCCACAGTCAGAATTATCTTTTAATGATTTTAATGAATGTGATAGTGGTTATTGTGGACTTTAAAAAAACAAATGAATCAAAAAGAATTAAATTTATTAGAAAGATTTGCTGAGAAGTATTCTATAGATTATAAGCCTACCAAAGATGAAATGGCTTCGTGGGATTTTACTTATAAGGATAAAGACCATAAGTATTATTGCGAAATGAAGCAAAGAAATTTTACTTTGCAAGAGGCAAAAGATAAGTATCCAGAAGGTCTTATTCTTGAAATGCACAAGTATGAAAGAATATTAAGGAGAACTAAGAACGAGAAAGGATCACAAGGATTGTATTTTAACTTCTTTAAAGATGACACAGCGTTGGTGTTTAATCTTAACAAATTAAGGGTAAAGAATTGGGTTTGGAGAACGATGCCAGAGTCTACACAATTTAATAGAAAAATATTTGTATATAAATATGTTACTTTTATTGACTATAATGTCGGAAAAATGTTTTATATTTGATAACTTTTGTGTTTGTAGCATATAAGTTTTGGTTAATAAAGAGAGAGTATCCTTGAGGGGATGCTCTTTTTTTTATACATTAGTATTATTATGACAAAATATAAGTGTAAAAAGTGTAGTAAGGAGATTGAGTTATCATTACACACTATGATTATTGTAAATGAAGAGGTTGTGTGTAAAGAAGCTGAATGCTGCGGAGAATATATGGAATCGATTAGAGTGATTGGGCAAGGATTTGGAGGCATTATAAAGCGTCCTAATGGCTCTGTAGGTGGTAAGTTTTAATTACTCATTAATCCACTCTATAGGTATGTACTTGTTAGCCCATTTAACATTATTCTTATCGCACCACATAGCATAAGTTGTTTTACTTGTTTTGCTTAACCTATTATTAGGTCGCATAAAAACTATTCTTATATCTAAGTCTGGGTGTTGTGTTATAACAAGTAACATCTTCTTTCTATCTTTTGCGGTGAACCTACCTTTTAGTTCAATAATAATTCCGTTTGATAATATAACATCAGGAATATATTTTCGTTGTTCGGTAACCTGATAATGAAGATTAATTGTTTCATAGTCAAATGGTATTTTAGCCTTATCCAATCGGCCACACACATCTTCCTCATATTTACTTCTGTATCTATTTGGGGTTATTCTCATCGTGTGTCTTTTTATTATGGTGTGGGTGACATAGACCTTGTAAGTTTTTTTGGTCTAAAGATGCACCACCCATTTTGATTGGCACGATGTGGTCTACTACATCCGCTTGAGTAACTATATCTTCTTTAAGACAATGTATGCAAAGAGGGTTATCATTTAAAACAACCTTACGCAACTTTCTCCAAGCCGATTTACGATAGAATGATGTATCCCCACCCCAAGACTGGTTCTTCTCTTTCTTAGTTCTGTTGTCTCTAGGTTTAGGTAGGTAAGGCAAATTGAGTGTTATATTTTAGATGACCCCCCAAAAAAGAAATCAATAATTGTATTTACTTTACTTGACATTGCTCCAAATACCGTAGATATAAAACCAATCTCATAATCTGATAATTCTAGTGTGTTCATCACAAAGTATTTAAACATTGTGTAAGATAAGAAAAAGTAAGCACAAGTAAATATGATAGCTAATAGTTTTTGAATGAGGCTATCGTCACTAAACATTGTTCTAGCACTCTTCCTGTCTTGAACCTCGAGGGCAAACATATCCTTCTCGTGGTCTTGTACAACCTTCTTGAATTGTTGTTTAAGTTGTTCTCTCTCTTCATCTGTTGTAACTACTTCGTCTATAATAGTAGATGCTTGACCTACTAAAGATTGTATAATATTCTTTATCATAATATAATAATGTCTGGTGCGTATTTGTATTTAGTATCATTGTCCTCATCTTTGTAAGCTAGAAGAACTTGTTTTCTGTTGTCTTTCTTTCTTAAAGATAAGTGAATCCAAGAATAATCAAACTCATTAATCATTTGATCAAATTCTAATCCACTATCTATAATCCAGTCGTATATTTCTTTATTACACATTTGACCTTCTCTCCAAAATTGCAGGTCAAGTGCTTGACCCTTAGTATGTTGCGACTTATTACTTCCATTAATAGCACGATTAAGTGATGGGGAACGATAACCGCTACTAATCCTGATAGCACCAAGATCGTCACGCATAGGTTGAATAATACTTGTAATGATTCTTTGTAAATTCTTAAGGTGTTCCTTTTTCGGTTCATTATCTATTCCTAATCTTTTAGCTGTATTACTTCTTATAATTTCTGATAATACAAAATTCTTACTTAGCCTCATAATTATCTTTTTCGTGTTTAGACATTAAATGAAAATCTTCATATATTTTTAATCTAAGCTCTTCTATGTCTTTATTAATTTGTTCTATATCTTTTTCAATTTCTTGAAAGTTTTGTAAAACTAATTTACTATTCAAATCAACCTCTAACCTAGTAACCTCTATTTGCTCTGGAACAGGAAGTCTTTTAGCTTCTTCTATATCTCCTTGCAAAACTATATATTCTCCTACAAGTAATACAACAGCCGCACCTACAGCAAAAAAAGTCTTTACGCTAATCACAAAAGTTTGATCTTGTATTTCTTTTTCTTCTAGTGCCATTTGTCAAATTCTTTAACAATTTTCATTACAGTAAAAATAAATGCAGCCGCAACAGATAAAACTTGTAAGCCTTCGTGAACATCAGTAAAAGAAAGTGAAAATGCACCTAGGTTAGCTAATATTGTTTCAGTAGTATCTTTATCTAGCATTATAATAAATTTAATTGATAGTGTACGATGTTTATTAAAATAAGGGGGTTAGTACGACAATCGAAAAGGTAGCGGTAAAAAAGACCATCGAACCTTCCCCCTATATTAATTGTGTTTTTTAAATTGTTGCAATTATTATTTTTGCTCCAGTAACAGTTCTATTAGTTGCACCTGTATCTACTATAATACTCCAATAAGTTCCTGCAACTCCATTTTGACCACTACTTAATGTTCTAGTTGAATTTATTGCAATAGAACTTCCTACTTCAGTTGAAGTAGCATCATCCACTTCACTTCTTCTTACTGTAAATGTTGAACTTGTATTATTACCATATACAACAACTGAAACTCCTTTATAACCTAAAGGTATTTGAAAGTTAGCTATTAACAATGTGCTGCTAGTTGGTGGTGTTATAAAAGCTCCACTTGTACCAAGAACACCAGGAGATGTAGATGAATCTGTTGAAACAAAATCAGTAGCAGTAAGACAAATTTGTGTGTTATAAATAGTGCCAATATTATTAGCTATAAGAGAATCACCTTCACCAAAACTTACATTAGTTAAATCTGCTGTATTTACTAATATTAATGAATTTATAGGAAAATCTCTACTTGGTGTTGTTGAAGTTACATCTATGTGATCAACACCTGTTTTTGTGGCTGAACAAGTAATTTCTAATTGATTAGACCCATCAGGATATGCTAAAAATAGTTTCTGTCCTTGATAATATTTACCTTTTACATTTGCCGCTAAACTTATTTGAGTAGTTGCTGAATTTGATGATAAAGCAACATCCAAAACACCTAAAATATTTAAGTTATAATTATTTTCAGAATGTTGATTAAGTTTAGTTATACTCGAACCTAAAGTTAATAAATTATTATTTACTGGGTTATAAGAAAATTCAGTTGAAGTTGTTGGGTCATTATTAATTATTGTAGTAGATTCTTCTATCTTATACCATTCTCCACTCATTATTTCACTTTGTGCTTTAAAAGTACCTCCTAAAAATGAATAATATTTAAATGTATTATTATCATTTATAGAGTATTTAATAAGTCTTAATGGTGAAATAATGTTACTTTGTATGTCAGCTTGTAATATTTCTAATGGTTTTGTTTGTAAATCTAAATATTCTTTTAAACCTAATTGTAATATATTTAAATAATCCCCAGAATTACCTCTTCTAAAACCAGTTGTAGCAGGAGGATATAATGGGCTATCTTTATATTTTACAGAATAAAGTGTATTTACATCGGTTTGACCTACAGCAGATTCTCCTAAGTCTAAAGATTCAATAGCAGTAGTTGTGGTTTGACTTGCACTATAAGTAACTGATGAACCTGCATTTGTACTACTGTTTTGTTCAGAAGGAGTAAAAATAATTTCCTGCACATTAGTATTATTAGATACTGGTGTTGGATCATTTACTTGTGTAATTAAATTAATACCTGTTATATTTCTTTGACTATAATCAATTGATGTGCTTGTAACTATACTTATATCTCCTGTAATTGGTGGTGTTTGTACTAAACACTCAAATTTTAATACAGTTTCAAATTTACTTTTCTTACTTGCTCCTGTACCAAAATCTGGTTGTCTTTTACAAGGAAAATTGCCACCACCTCCACCACCAACATAATTTGATATTGAATTATAAATAGGTTGAAATTCTCCACTATTTTCTACACCAGGAAAAGGCACTAATAAATTTGTGTTTACTGGATTTATAAGGGAAGAAGCTTGATAACCTCTTTTTATATTTATAGATAAAGGGGTACTATTATTAAGAGTCCAAACTAAAGTGTCACTATTAGAAACTTCTTGTAAATAATAATTATCTGAACCATCAGTAAGTTTTACAGTTAAAACACTTGTTGTTAAAAAAGTGTTAGAAAAAACTCCGTGACTAGTGCTAGAAAAACTAAAATCAGATTTTAAAACTACTATAGTATTTAAAACAAAAAAATTAAAACTGTATAATCCACTATTTACTCCAACTAAACCAGGTGTAATAGTAGTTCCTTCTATATTTGTACCTACATCTACACTAAATGATGATTCAGATTGTGTAAATCGTCTCCTAACACTTTCTAAAGGAGGTTCAAAAGTAAGAGATGAACCACCTAATATAATATGATTTGTTTGATCAATAGTAAGTGCGGTAGTAAAGTTTTGAAGCGTACCACTTCCTGCCCCACCTGCTTTTATAAAACTATTTATATATCCTGTAATATTTGAATTTCCTTCAAAACTAACTAAATTATTTGGTTGTATAAAATTGTATTTACCTTCAGCTAAAAAACCTACTAAATTAAACAACCTTAAACTACCATTAAAAACATCTTGCAAATTATACTCTAAAGAATTTTGTTGATTTGTTACATTCCCATCTTCGTCATATTGTGTTCTACCTGCATAAGCACCTGGAGAAACAAAATACTTATTTAAAGTATTTTCAGATGTATCGTAAGTATCTCCATTTCTCCACCAATTAGCACTTGTTCTAAAAAACTTATAACTATCAGGAACAGGATTTAAATTATTTGCTGTACTACCACCAATATTTAATTTTGGATTAGTTACTGTTGATAGTAAAGGTGAAATTAAAGAGTTTGATATTGTTGCTATATCTACTTGTTTATCTTGTTCTGTTGCAAAAAATTGAGGTTTTAATTTATTAAAATAACCATAAGAATCTGTTGCAATTAAGTTATATACATAAGGAAATGGTGTGTTTTCAATAACATCAAAAGATGGCTGAATCCAACCATACCACCAAATATTAGCGTGATCACTCGTAACAGCACCTCTATATATTCTTACATAATAAGTTTGAAAACCACTTGATAAAGTATCGTAAGTAAAAGTTTCGTCAGTAGCATTTTTAATAAACATATTTATAGTACAAGAAGAAGCTATAAACTCTCTATCTCTTGTGCTACCTTGACCATTCCAAGTTACCTCAAAACCCTCACCTTGCATATCAAATTCTGTTGATGATCCGCTAAAACCATCTTTCCAAATTTCAATATACCAATCTGAACCTTTTTCTCCTTTTATATTAGAGTGTCTAAATTTACCAAATGCCATAACTACCTTCTGTTTTTAATTCGTTGTGCTTTGTTAAATACAATCAATAAATCATTACCTGATATTCTTACATCAGGAATACTTGACCCACCACCCATAGCGTGATTAGGTATAATAGTTCCTGATTGACTACCTGGATTAAATAACTCTGGGCCATTTTCTCCAACTAAACTCATTCTATTTAAAGGTGGTCGACCTCCATTGGCAAATCCTTGTAACCCTGACCCCATCATATTTTGCAAAATTCCACCAAAACCTGTAGTTCCATTAAAAGCTCCACTATTTGCAGATGCTGTTCCTAAACCAGGAATCATTGAAAATATAGCAGCTAAAATAGCAGCCTTTACTATCATAGCCAATATTTGTTTACCTAAATCTTTAAAAATATTACCTAAACCATCAAGTAAGTTTTCTCCGCTTACAATTACATCTGCAAAAGAACTAGCAAATGTATTTGCCATAGATACACCAAGAGCATTTATAGAGTTGTTCCACCTTTGTGTGGCTGCTTTGGCTCGTTCTAAATCTGCTAAATATTTTTCGTATTCATCGCTAAAATCAAATGGGGATTTCTTTTGACCCATAGCTTTGTTTTTACCTGATTCTTCTCCTTCTCCTGAATCAAAAGAAAAGAAATCTGACATAACACCCATTGCACTCTTTGCTAGTTTTTTTGCGTTATCAAACGCATTACCCGCAGATTCAATAAATCCAACAAATTCAGCAGGTTTTCTACTAGATTGTATTTTTTCTAAATCTGCAATAGTATCTGCGTATTCTTTAATTTTTTCGGTGCTTTGGTCTATTAAAGGGTCTTTTCCAAAAAACACTAACGCTTTATTAATTCCACCTACTAAAAGATCCATAGGATTATGTTCAAGCAACCATTTACCAAATTTTAAAAACATTATCTCTAAATCATCAAAGAAATTTGAAAAATAATTGCCACCAATACTACTATTATCAAAGAAATTCTGAATTACTATAGCTAGAACAGCTACAGCCGATATCACACCAAGTACAGGTAGCAAATATCCTGCAAGAGTAGCCAAAGCTCCGCTAACAAGCCCTATACCTGTAGCAAGAATTGGCATTATACTAGATAAACCTGCAATTACTAAAAGTAAAGGTCCAGCTACAGCAAATAAACCACTAAAACCAACAATTACAAATTTAAGTGTATCATCCATACGACCAAATGCACCTGCTAATTTTGTTAAAACTACAATAAATGGCATTAAAACTTTAGTAATTACTTTACCAAACTCCAACCTTAATCCTTCCATTGCAGATGTAAACTTTTTAAGTTTGGCAAATGTGGTGTTACCCATCATATCTGCCATTTCTTTAAGCCTACCTGTATTAGTTTTGTATTCCTCAGTTAATTCAGATAATTTATCTTTATTTTTAGCAAGAATAATTAATTGATTAGCGGCGGTTACACCAACTAATTTTTGAGCCTGATTTAAGGTCATTTGACCTGATGCAAGATTATCTAAAGTTTCAGCAAATGGTATTCCTTGTTCATTTAGTTTACCAAATATTTTTCTTAATCCTGTACCTGATTTACTTGCTTTTATACCATTATCCATTAAGACACCCATCATTGCAGATAATTCTTCTATATCTACACCTACAGCTTTTGCCGAAGCACCTGCGTGACCAAATGCAGTAGAAAATGTACCTAATGATAGTGATGAATTAGCAGCGGCACTAGCTAAAGTATTAGCTACACTACTTGCTTGACTAGCCTCTAATCCAAAAGCATTAATTGAAGATGATACTGTTTCGGCAGCTAAAGTTAAATCTTCTCCTGTTGCTAAAGCTAAATCAGATATAGCTCCAGTCATATCTTTTATGGCATCAGGCCTAAAACCTTTTCTACCCAAAACCATTTGTAAGTCAGAAAATTGTTGTGCAGTAAACACAGTAGTAGCACCTAATCTTTTTGCTTCATCAGTTAACATAGCAAATTCTTCTACAGTTGCTCCTGTTACTGCTTGTACTTTAGCCATTGATTGCTCAAAGTTGACAAAAGTATCCATAGCCGCTTTTCCCATAGCAACTATAGGGGCAGTTAAAGCAAAGGTTAGCATAGACCCTACACGAGCTGCTTTAGATGCAAATGTAGCAACGGTTTTATTTGCCTTGCCCATTGATTTTTCAAGCCCTTTGATATTGGCTGCTACTATTATTGATATAGTTCTTAAACCACCCATTAGTTCAGTTTTTTAATCTTATTCTTATTATATCTTTTTATTACCTCTTGTATGTGTTCTTTAGAGGCTATGTCTTTTTTCGGCTTATTCTTTTCATCCCAAGGGAAAGGTAATATTTCTTTCGGTTTTAATTTCTTTTTTGAATGTGGTGATAAAGTTGAGTGAATTATAAGCCTTGTTTGCTCCCAAGTGTCTTGTAACAGTTGAGTGTTGTAATTATTGAACCCTAACAATTTATTAGAAAATGAACGAGGGGTTAAATCGTACAATTCATCATACGACAACCCCAACATTCCTAGTCCTGATATTTCAATAGTGTCCCAATTTATTTCACTTAAATCTTCATCTATTTCCTTTCCCTGGTTTACTTTCCCTCATTTTGGGGTTGATCCATTTGAAAAGCATCAAAAATCTCATTTAACTTACCAAAATCTTCGTTGTCTAACCAGTTTTCAATATCTCTAATTGAGTGCTTAAAAACTAAGCCTTCTTTTTTTGCTCCGTGTTTAAGACCGTAATAAGTCATTATACCTATGTGATCTACCTCACTTCCTAGTTTAGCCATATCAGCCAACTTAATTTTAGTTTTTTCGCAAATGTCTTTAAGACATAAATACGAAAACCTTACTGGGCGAAGTTCTCCGCCAATCTCTACCTTTTTCATTTTGTATTTATTAGTTAATTATTATTGCTCACCTGTTGTTGTTGCCGCAGTACCTGTAAATGTTACAGAATATGTTACATTATCCTCAACACCTGCATCCATAGAACAACTTGTTACAAAAGCATCACCTTGATAAAACCTATCGGCACTACCTGTAATTCTTTCAGAAAACCTTAAAGTTACTTTTGTTCTATTTCCCCAATC